CAGCTTTACTATCATTGTTTTTATTTTCTTCATTATCTTCTTTACTGGTTTCTTGGTTACTAATTGTCTTTTCAGATTTTGCTGTTTCTATTTGAGGTGAGATCGATAAAAAGATAATAGATAATACCAACGAAGCAGCTGTAATACCGGAGTATCTTTTCCACATTACGTTTTTCCGGATAAGCATAACTATTGCCGTAATTAAAAAGTACACGAATGAACAAAGTAACAAACAGGCTAAAGTATTGAGTGGTTCCTTAAAAGAGAACCAAAACAGTGCAAGTAAAAATCCATTCACTATAGAAAAAACAGGCCAATACAGAGTAAGGTTATATTTATTTCTATTAATAGCGTAATAGAATCCAGCAATAACAGAAATGATGCCTAAAATCCCTAAAATATTAAGGAATGTCCATTGAATAATTGCTATGACTAAAGAGATCAAAATAACGATTCCTAAACAGCCGGCTAAAGTACCACTATCATTTTTCTTTGTCACAAAAGTCCCTCCTTTAAATTTTATTTATAAATCGATTCAAGCCCTTGATGGATAGATCACATATGTGTATATTTATACAAAATGATGAGTAGCATATAAATATGGTTTTTATTTGAACACAGTTTTATCGTAATTTTTTGAATCAAAATAGAATGTACCGTCTTTCTTAGTTAAATTGAATTTAGCTGTATTCCAGTCTTCTTTGAATCTTGGTGTTTCCCAAAAAATAGAGAGTGACGTTATATCTGGCTCTTTTTCTGCTAGAATTGCTGCTAAGTGACTGGTGTATTCATCGATCCACTTTTTTGTGGTTTTCGCACTATGAAGTTCGTCATAAGACAAATAAATAAGTGCAATATAATCATCAGGGTCATCAGTACCTGCATTTTTATTAAGCTGAAATTCTTTCAATGATGTAGTGAACATAAAGTCTTCATCAATAATATTTTCAATAGTTGATTTGATTTCATAATAACGATCCGAAATTTCTTCTGACTCATCATTAGTGGATTCTACTTCAGCAATTTCTTTATAGTAACCAGTAGATTTTTCTGGATTACTAAAGTTATTTATCCCATCTTCATCAATACCTGTTGTATCTTTACTTGTAATTCCTGATTGCTCTATATAATCAACTTTATTTTCTAAATCAAACTCAATTATTGCGTACGCATCGGAAGAAAGAGAATTCTCTCCATCGTATTTCCAGGTAAAATCTTCTCCAACTTCTTTAGGATATCCTAGAACCTTTACAACTTTCTCATAAGAATCTCCTAGTTTTATTTTTTTTAACTGATCAGCAGTAACAGCAGCTTTTTCATTTGTTTTTACGTCAAGAATTGGATTTTTTTCACTTACCTTACTAGTTTCATGACTGCTTGTGTCGCGTAAAGATGCGCTTATAAGAAAAAAAATTATTCCTAAAATTACAATAGAAATCAATAATCTTTTCTTGGAGTTGTTTTCAGTTTTTTTGAAAATCAACAACAACAATGACCCAACAATCATCAAAAAACCTAATATGCCTAATATTATTAACATGATATTCCCCCTTTAAAGGACATAAAGACCATGAAAATTTAAGAAAATATGAATATATTTTCCTATAAAAATTCTAAAAAAATTTATATACTTCTCCATTTCAAGTAATAACACTTAATCATTCAAATTTATTGTTTTATTTTCACTGTATAAATTTAGTTGTGACAATCCACTTTCTTTGCTATATACATAATCCGCAAAACAGGAGTTGCTATTTTGTGATTTTGCTTCCTCTTTTTGACTAGATTCGTAAAAGAATATCGTAAAACCAATTAGTTCAGTGTCTTTGTATTGTTGTCTTATGTCTTTAACGACTGATTTTAGTGTCTCAGTATCATTTTTAGAGACAACAAAGAATCTTTGATAATTCAATCCTGGTTTGGTTGAAACGATTTCATAATCTGCTTGTTTTTTTGGTAATTCTTTGAATTCACCATTTATCTTGAATTTTTCTTCTTCAACTTCAGGATCGGTCCAAAGTATTGATGTTGTAATTACGTTAGGTGCAAGATTTTCAACCAAAATCGTATCTCCGGTTAAGTGATTGGAAGAAGTATCTAAAAATTCGATGCTGATATCACCATTAAAAACTTTTTCGGAAGTGTTATGAACAGTGACAACTACTTTTTGTTTATCGTCTTTAAAAACATCTTGATAATCGAATTTTACTTTTATTTTTTCTAATTGATCATTTTTAGAAGTCTCCGATTTGTTTTCTTCAATATCACCCTGACTTTCTGGGGTAGATGCTGCAGTTTTCTTAGTTACTTTTTTAGAGGACTCCTGGGATAAGTTTGTTGTAGGTTCATTATCATGGGAATTTGAAACTGAATAAATAATGATACCCAAGAGAAACAATACTGCTACAGAAGTCCACAATTTCCACGATTTAAAAGGATTTTTGGAATCATTCTGGACTATATGAATATCCAATGGCGTATGGTTTTGTAAGAATTTTAATACCTCTCCACCTTCCACAAGTATAGTGATTTCTTTCTTTTGATCAAAATTAAATTTACTTTTTATTTTTCCGATTTTAATTTCAACTGTTCTATAATCACTCCATTCAATGTTGTCAATCTCTTCTAAATGAGTATCATCAACAAGCTCAAATATCTTTGCACCTTTATCATTCATACAAATATATGTAAATGGCTTTCCTTTAACGTAACTACTGGCAAACAAATCCAAATTTTCTTTATGAAACTTGTATATTGCGGATGCTTTTTTGAAAGCGAGGTCATATCTGTTCAAATAAAAAAACTCCTTTCATTTGACCATTAATTTAAATGGATGGTCCATAGAACCATGGCAAAAAAAAATCATTCTATCTACAAAAACCTCTCCATCTCAAACGGAATCCCGTTTTCGCGCAAAATATCATATTTTGTTTCATAATCTTCTAAATTTTTATCATATAAAAGTAACCTAACAGCAAAAAAATTAGCTTGTGTCTCTATTTTATCTTTCGAAATTAATGTGTTTTTACTTAAAAACGGCGTGTTTTCGTTTGGATGTAAAATGGCGTGCCCTAATTCGTGGGCGCATACAAATTTTTTTAATTGGTCATTAATATCATTATTAATGCTAATCACCTGATGGCGAACATTTTTCATATAGAACCCCAATGTTTGACCAAGAGGAAAATATCTAATAATGATATTTCTGTTTTTCGCAATTTCAAAAGGATTATTTGTCCGGTGCTTTTTAATCTCTCTATCTAATGTCCGTATAATCCAATTCAAGAAACTCACTCCTAATCTTTACGGTATTTTTTTGGAGTGAATTTTTGTTTTGCAAGTTGTTTGGTTAGTCTTAGGTTGCTTTCGATCGCTGCCTTAACCAATTCTTTTGTTTCCTCGTCCATTGGCTCACCGTCAAAGGCTAGAGCTGTATCTGAATCCATGCTTTCGAGTATTTTTTCTAGTTGTTTTGCGATATCTCGCTCTTCTTTTTCTGTTAGTTCTGGAAGCTTTGAATCCCAATCAGATTTTTTGTTTTCAGATCTTCCTAATAGGTAATCGGTTGACACTTCAAAAAAGTCTGCTATTTTTTGGAGAGTGTCAAAGTCGGGCTGACGTTTCCCTTGCTCATAATTTGCTAATTGTCCTCTTGAAAATCCCAGTCTATCAGCTAATTCATATTGACTTATCCCCATTTTCTTTCTTAAAGATGCTAATCTTTCCCCGAACATAAGGACACCTCCTTCTGAATTTATTATAAGAAACAATTAGTTTCCACTCAAAATAAAATTATATATAGACACAAAAAGTTTCTAAAATATATTGACAGAAACGATTTGTTTCTGATATATTTTAATTAACACAAGGAAACGAAACGTTTCTAAAAAGAGAGGTGATAAACTTGGTTAGAAAAAAACTTATTGAATACCGTGGTACAAAATCAAGACAAGAAGTTGCAAAGGATTTAAATATTACTCCTCAAATGCTTGGTATGATCGAAAGAGGGGATAGAAATCCTTCGCTCAGTTTAGCAAAAAAGATAGCTGATTATTATAACACTTCTGTTGATGAAATTTTTTTTAATAAAAATAGAAACGTTTCGTGTCTAGATGCTGATTCCAAGGAGGCGATCTGATGAAAGTCATAGTCGTAAAAGGCGAAAACTTTGAAAAAGTCGTCAAAGAAGCGCAAAACCATTTTTTTGATTTCTTGACACAATACACAAAAGAAAAGGAGGCGATCTGATGAATCAACCCTCAGAAGAAACAAAAAGAAAAATGGTCGAGTTCTTCATGAGAACTTCGGTTCCAAGAATCCTTGCTGATATGAAAAAGCAAGAACAAGAACAAAAAGAAAAGGAGGCGTCTTGATGAATCAGCTAGTTTTCATCGAAAACAACAAAGTTGTTACAGACAGTCTTACAGTTGCTGAAGTTTTTAATAAAAGACATTCAGATGTTATTCGTGACGTTGAAACTCAAATTAATAAACTACATGAAGCTGGTGAACAAGAATTTGGAAAACGCAACTTTGCGTTATCCTCTTATCAATCCGGAACAAGAGAATATAAAAAATACAATCTTACTGAAGATGCTTTTACTCTTGTTGCTATGGCTTATACAACACCAGAAGCTATGAAGATGAAAGTAAAATTCATTCAAGAGTTTAAGAGAATGCGAGAGCATATTGAGCAGCACAAAGTAAAAGTTCTTGATGAAAGAACAGCTTTAATACAATCTCTTAAACTTACAGCTGAAACTGCTGAAAGAACAGATCAACTTGAGAAAGTTGTTAACCAGCAAAGCCGAAAGATACTCGAAATCGAAAATAAGGTAGAAGAACAAATCACTTTAGACCACGGAGAACAGCGCCGACTACAAAAAGCAGTTGCTTCTAAAGTTTATGAATTATCGGATGATCCAAAAGAACGATCACGTTTATTCCGTGAAATCTATCGAGAAATAAAAGACCGTTTCGCAGTTGCAAGTTACAAAGACGTGAAACGGAAAGAACTTCAAGCGGCATTGAATTATATCGAAAACTGGGTGCCGAGAAAAGTTTCATGATTATCTTAACTCTTATTCGTGTATAGAAAAATATACCAATTAATACAGAAACAGAAGGGGGAATTCATTTGCAAGCGCAATATGTCGGTGAAGCCGTCGGTCGGCTTCTTGAAGATGAAGATATTCCAGGTGTTCAGCTGGCATGGGATTTGAACATATCTGAGCAACTGGTTTCCCATTACAAAAACAATCGACGAAAGATGCAACCAGACATAGCAGAACATTCAATAAGAAAACTAGATAACCCTTTTTACATCATGGAGATACTACATAAATTCTCGGATCATTGTTCACCACCGGTGTTTCGAGGGAAGTCAGTAGAAGAACATCGATTAGCCTTTGAGGAAGTGACAATAACAGAGGCTTATGAAGCAATCAAAACCCTTGAGGAAGTAAGTCTTGTTAAGTCACCAGCACTTGTGACACCGGAAGAAAGGCAACGTATCAAAGATACAATAGGAGAGTTGTTAGATGTTGAAGCCTGGGCGAGGAATTTAGCAGCAATTCTTTGCTCAGAGTACAAAATATCATGGAAAGAAGCATATAAAAACAGGATACCAACTTGGAAAGCGAAGGGGTGGCTAGATTGAACAGTTACGAAAAACGGTATTACTCAGAAATGGCAAAAGAGATGCAGTGTGTCAGAGATTTGATGATTGAGGTTGAAGGAAAGATGATCGACCAAGACTATGATACTGCTATCAAACGTTGTTACGACATGATTCGATCATTAGAGACTATGAAAAAAATTCATACGGAAAAACAATTCTTGGATGCATTAGTATCAGCGGGGTTTAAGGTCTTAGGAGGCATGAAATGATCGAGATATTAACTGTATGGGGATTGTTATTCATAGCAGGTGCATCAATGATAATTTGGAAAGAAATAGAAAAATAAAAAAGCAGCAAGCAAAAGCTTACTGCAAACATAATCAATCGGTAATTTCAGTATATCACAAGTCGAAACAGAGGAGCAATCCTCTGTCCGCCGGAATTAGCCTACCGGCGCTGATGAGACAGGCTGGGCAGGAAGGAGGAATTGGAACATGAAAAATGGACATGATTTGCGACTTGAAAAATTTTTCGCTGACATGGAAGAACTAGACGAAGAACTTCTTGAAGAAGAAATCGAAGCATTTAGCTTAGAGGCAATAAACGAAATAAGAAGCAGATCACTTCAACCAACTAAATAAGCCGAAACGCGATATCTGTTTTCAATTTTTTGTACATGAGGGCAATTGTTGCCCTTGTCAATATGGTCGGGAAGATAAACCCCCTATTCCGCACATCTCCCACTCCCCACTTCCTGGCCATATTGATGCGGGCAACTGCATCAGGGTAGTGGCGGAATAGTAGACGCAGGGGAGGTCCGGTTAGCCAGCTGGCCCCGCGTGAAGCAACGCGTGCAGGGTGCAAATCCCTGCCTACCCTTAAAACCATCAGAAAGGGGTGAATTGAATGGACAAAAACGTGAAACATATTGCGTACTACACAAGAAAAGTTGCAGAACAAGGCGCAATACATCCTGCCAAAAGAGATGGACGATGGTTTCATCGTCACAAAAGACTTTTGAATTACAAGAAAGCCTTACACGCGAGAATTTCAAAGGAGGTCTAAATATGTTAGAACATCCAGCGATCACGAGAACTATGAAATACGGCTATCCTGAGCCGGAACGGAAAGTGAAAACAGACCGTTACGGTACTCCGATTGAGGGAGAAAAGACTTTCATGGATTGGAACCGATTTGAAGAAGTCCACGCTGACAATCTTACTGAATACTTACATGATGTTTACGGTCTAGATATTGATGAAATATAAAAAAACTCACTTTGGCGAGTGAGTTCAATGTCAAAAAATATGTTGTTACTTACAGTATATCGGTACACTGATCAATTTTCAATAGGAGGGATTGACAATGAATAGTTTGCAAGAATTCGAGTTAAATGAATGGGAAACGGAGCAGGAGAAAGAAAAACAACGTTTTCAGATAACTGGGATCGACAGTCTCAATTGGGCATTTAGAAAATTAGCTGCATACAAAGCGAAGGAAAATGAAATCACTGAATTAGCCAAAGCTGAACGTGAGCGCATCGATCGCTGGGAGGAAGAACAAAAGAAATCTATTCAGCAAAACATTGAATTTTTTGAGCAACTCATTTCTGAGTATCATGCGAAGGTTTTGCAAGATGATCCTAAAGCCAAAACATTGAGTACTCCATACGGCAAGTCAAAAGCAAGGAAAACGAAAGCACAGCCGGAAAAAGCAGACGAAAAAGCAATCTTGCAGCATGTAATTGACAACAAAATGGATGAATATATCAAGCCATCGCTGAAATGGGCTGATTTGAAAAAGACCTTGCAAGTCGCAGAAGTGAACGGAAAACAAGTTGTTGTTGATGAAAACGGTCAAATTGTTCCTGGTGTTGAGGTAAAACCAGAAACGATCACTTACAAAACGGAGGTTGAATGATATGGCTGAAAATGCACTTCAAAACCAAAACCAAGTCAATTCTTTGTCAATTATAGATTCTGTTGATTTAGGAGAAGTTAAAACAACGCTTTCTAAGATCAATCAATTTCAAATGGTGATTCAAAATACGCTCAAAAAAGATCATGATTACGGCATTATTCCTGGTACGCCAAAACCGACATTATTCAAGCCAGGTGCAGAAAAAATACTGATGTTGTTCGGTGTTACAAGTGAATATGAAGTTATCGAGAAAGTGCAAGATTATGAAAATGGCTTCTTTGCATTCACCGTTAAATGCCTTATTTACAAAAACGGCATTAAGATCACCGAGGGAGTAGGGCATTGTAATACAAGAGAGCCAAAATATTACAAAAAGAAAGACGGTACGCTTCAGGATCCGTATGGATACGCAAATACCGTTTTAAAAATGGCAAAAAAACGTGCACAAGTAGATGCAACCTTAACACTTGCTAGCCTTTCGGAAGTATTCACCCAAGACATTGAGGATATGCAGGAATTTGCGCAAACAGAGCAAGTGGAAACGATGACCGCACAGGATGCGGCGGCTATTAAACTGACATTCGGCAAACATAAAGGAAAAACACTGAAAGAAATCTACAAAACGCATCCAGATTATTTGCAATGGCTTGTTAAACAAGACCGAACTGATCCAGTTATCAAAAAAGGTATTGAGTTAATGTTTGAAGCTGTGAAGCAACAAGAGCAAAACAAACATGTACAACAACAAGAACAGACACAAAATGAGAAGCCTAAGGAAGAAAATAAAGTTGCAGAAATGCTGGAAGGGGAAGAAATAGAAATAAATGAAGATGAACTTCCATTCGATTGAGTGAAAGCTCATGAAGTGTATTGTTGACATTCCAGATTGCTATGTCTGGATGACGGAAGGTGCGAGAAATCGCCCTTCCATCTTTAAACGATATGTGAAGGGGTATTTATCAAAAGTTCATCCGGAATTGGAATTAGTGCGGATTGAGGGCATGAAGGCGGTATGTAGGAAAAAGTAAGGAGTGATCGGGGCTATGGAAAACAAAATACAAGCATCGGGGTTTGTTATCCAGCCCCGATTGCAATTCAAAAATATTAAAGACAAAATGCTCTATCAGTTGTTTTTAGATTTAGCAAATTTTAAAGACGATAACCTTTGTAAAAGAGGGCAGTTGGTCACATCTTCATTAAAACTTTCCGATGAAACTGGTTGGTCAAGAGGTGAAATAAGAGGTTCTATTAAGAGATTAGAAGATGATGGATACATTAAATCTGAGCCTTTTAAAAAAAATAAAGGGTTAATCATTACAATTATAGGTTATGACGATTTCCAAAAATTAGGTAACTATAACTCGAAAATTAACCAACTCTATAACCAACAGGATAACCAACATGACAGCCAACAAGATAACCAACAGACAGAATCTTCAAACCCTTGCGACAGTAAGGAGGAACGCACTTTGAAAGAAGAAATTAACCAACATGACAGCCAACATGATAACCAACAGAATAACCAACTCAATAACCATACTATAACAACATATATAAACAGCATTAATAACATCAATAAAACATTAAAAGAATATATCGTCGAAGCTCCGGTAAAAAACAAAAATTTGAGTTCTACCCAAGACATTGAAATCTTTGTTGATTTCGCTTTGCGAACCAACTCCCTTCCACATGGTGTTAATAAAAAGATTCTTGTCTCGTATTTCGATTGTATTCGTCTTACAAGGCAAACGTGCACTATATCAGCCAATATCTTGGTGAAATTCATAGAGAAAATCCGAAAGTACTCTGTCAACCAGATTCATTTTGCGCTTTGGAAACACATCGAGCAACATGATGATAAGCGAGAATCGTACACTCTAGGTATTCTTAGAAACACCAATGAACACGAGGCTAGAAGGGGGCTTATCAAGCTGAAAAACAAAGGCGGTGTATTAGAACATGCAGCAGGTGACGAAAATACTCAATACGAATATCCATTCTAAAATTCTAGCGAAATATTGTTGTTTGGGATGCCGGAAGGAAGTCTGGGTGATGGAAGCGACGATTCCTTTTGGCCCTCAGAAAGGGAAATTGATCAGGAAAAAACATGGTTGTGACTGCGAACTGATAAAAGATGTGAAACATGAACTTAAAGTAGCCAAAAAAGCCAGGCTGAAACGGATTTTTGATGAAAATAGCTTAATAAACGAATCTCTTAAACAAGCTACTTTCGAAAACTTTGAGCCAAATGAATTTGGACAAGCTTTACAAAAAGCAAAACAGTTTGTCGAGGAATTTGATTTGAGAAATCCTAAAAACTTGTTTTTTCAAGGTTCATTCGGAACGGGAAAAAGTCATTTGTCTGTCTCGATAGCAAAAGCATTGCAGGAAAAAGGATATGCAACAATATTCATTTCCACTCCTAAGCTTCTGACAAAAATAAGAAACACATATAACAAGAACAGTGAACTAGGCGAAGAAAAAATCATCAATGCAATAGCAGAAGCTGACTTGGTAGTGTTTGACGATATCGGGGCAGAGGGCGAGTATTCGGGCTGGTCTGTACAAAAATTGTTTGAGGTCATAGATCAAAGGGCAGGCAAGCACAATATTTACACTACTAACCTTACATCAGCAGAATTTGAAGCAACAAAAGACATGCAACGAATCTTTTCCCGAATGATGATGAACAGTGAACCAATCATTATGAACGGTACGGATTACAGAAAACGGAAGTTTTTGAAAGGAGAAAAGAAAAGTGTGTAAACACTGCAACGGATTAGGCCGGACATATACAGAGATGTTTCCCGGCGTATGGAAGATACAGCCTTGTACATGCAGAGCAAACAGCACTTTTGATGAACGGATGAAGCGAAACAGAAGGAGGATTGAAAAAGCGTATGAACGGTTTGGCATCAGAAGCAAAAGCTGTTGCGGGGATTGAAAATCGGTATATGACGGAATGCAGGAACGGCATTTATATAGCTTGCGAAAACCTCAATTTTGTTTGGGATTCGAAAGAAGTGCAGGAATTTGACCGGCTTTGGAAAGAGCTGAAAAAGGATGGAAAAACATCGTTTGAGATCGTGCAAGAACTTGCTGAACATTTTGAGCGTGATCCAGACGAAGTGGCGATATTAGCGATTTGCCGAGGAAGAAGAGGGAGGATTTAGGAGGTGGATGTTGTGGGTTTTGTAACGAGGTTAAAAGTAGGAGACTGGGTGAAAGTTAAAAGCGGAGGGAAATACATTTTCGGATATATTGCTTATATTTCTAAGAATCGAAAGGAAGCTCAAATTCGAAAAGTTTACTCCATCCGCAAAGGCAAAAGATTTTATTACAACCCTAAAAATAACTTAGGGACATTCGAAACATATAGGCTCATAAAGCTTGAACAAAAGCTTTATCAAGAAGATTTACAGATATTGATCGACATTGCGATTGATTCGAATGATCGCGAATGGTTCTTAGAGTTAACAAAGAGAATGGAGGGTATTAAACGCAATGGCAGCGAAAGAAGCGGTAGAAAAGCGAAAGAAGTATCTAATTGATTGGTTGATCAATCACGAAATTTACGAGGCGGAAGATGGTCGGCAATTGTACGAGCTCTCACTTGGAGAACTTGAACACATGTATATAGCAGAGAGAATCAAGATCGGAAGGGAGATGTCGAAAATTGATTGAGAAGGTCTGGTTGAGTCAGGAGTTGAAGCGGCAAATTCTCATCCGTCAGTTAATCGATCTCGGTATACATGAACATCAAGGGCAATCCATCTATGACTTGGATTACTATACTTTGAAACATATTCTCGCAACTCAAAAGGCGGTGCAATCGTGAAAACATACACTATGACTTATGCGTTTTTTGCAATGCTTAGCGTTTTTACTGGTTTGGTAATAGGTTTTTTGATCGGAATATTGTTTTAGGAGGATGAACGATGAATCTATCAAAGTTGTTTGAGCTGCAGCGCCAGCTTGACGCTCACATCGAAAAAGAGCATCCGCGACAAGAGGGTGAAGATCGGCTGGCGAAGAAAATTCTTTCGTTGATGGTGGAGCTTGGGGAGTTGGCAAATGAGGCTAGATTTTTCAAGTTTTGGTCAAATGATCAAGAACCTAGAACTAAAGTTGAGGTGATTTGCTCAACTTGTGATGGAAGCGGGGACGAAAACTGGCCATCAAGTCGAGAGTATCTGCTAGAAGGGCAAACAGGTTTGGAATATTCAAAGTGTGAGGATTGTAATGGAACAGGTACTTTAGGATACAAAAACCCTCTTCTTGAAGAATACGTGGACTGCTTGCATTTCATTTTGTCGATTGGGAATGAATTTGGATATAAAGCCGAGTATTTATACGTTTGGGATGAGGAATTGGAAGGCGAAACAGTGGATGTGTTTATAGAACTGATGTATTGGGTTAGCCAGATTAGTTCTAACGATAAATTTAAGAGAAGAGCAGCGTTTAGAACGGTATGCTATATCTTTTTCAATTTGGGTGAACGTCTTGGATTCACCTGGGATCAAGTTGAACAAGCCTATTTGGAGAAAAATGCCGTCAATCACCAGCGCCAGGAGAGTGGATACTGATGGCACAAGCCAAATATAAGTCCAAGAAAGTTGAAATTGATGGTCATGTGTTTGATAGCAAAATCGAAGCAAAATATTATGAGCAATTGAAATGGTTACAGAATAACAAGCAAATATTGTTTTTTCGATTACAGCCAAGGTATTTGCTCCAAGAAGCATTTGAAAAAGATGGAAAGTCTTATAGAAAAATAGAGTATATCGCGGATTTTGAAGTGCATCATCTGGATGGAAGTATTGAAGTAGTTGATGTGAAAGGGATTGAAACCGAAGCTTTCAAGATTAAGAGAAAGTTATTTGAGAAAAAATATCCCCACAAACTCAGATTGATTACATATGTCAAAAAATACGGGGGTTGGATTGAATTGGATGAATTGAAAAAGCGGAGAAAACAGACCAAGAAGGTGAGTAAATGAAGGTAAGGGCCCATGAAATTAAACGTGCTTTAGGTAAAAAACATCATGAAGATTTCTTTCTTACTGAAGTAAAAAATGGTTCGACATGGACGAATGCTGAATTAGCAATTATTGATGCATTAGCAATCAAAAAGAGTTGGACAAAGCCTTGTATTACAGGTTACGAAATTAAGGTTTCGAGACAGGATTTTCTTAACGACGATAAGTGGCCAGTCTATATGAATTATTGTCATAGATTCTATTTTGCTTGTCCGACTGGTCTGATACAGCCGGAAGAACTACCAGAGGATGTTGGTTTAGTTTGGTTCAACCCAGAAAAGCAATCCCTTTATACTAAGAAAAAGTCAAAATTTAAAAACATAGAAATGCCGACTGATATGTTTTACTACATCATTTTGAGTCGGCTTGAAAATGAGAAACATCCTTTCTTTAGCAGCCAAAGAGAATACTTTGAGCAATATGTTGAAGACAAGATTTCAAGAAGCCAGTTAGGTCTGAAAGTCTCTTCTAAAATGGCAAAAGAACTTAAAGAATTAGAGTACAAAATCGCACGTTTGGAAAGAGAAAAAGAAATGTTTGAAAGAGACAAAAAACTGTTTGAAGAAGTCAGAGAAATTATGAGAAAACATGGGCTGCGAGTGAATAAATGGGAATTGGCACGTGAATTGGATCATGCTTTATCAACTTCTGTTCCTCCTCAATTTATAGAAACATTGCAAACTATCCAAAACGCAAGTAAGAGACTATCAGATCTTGTCCAAAAGGCTTAGGGGGTATTAATGATGCAAAACGTCTTGATCGCAGACGACCGGCCGAAGTGGATGAAGGAAGAAGACAGGGTTATGACTTGCATGCTGCGCTGCAGTTTTTACAGAAGGTGCTCAAGCCGGTTCGGGATGGACTGCAAGAGGTTGGGCGGTAGCGAGATTCCAAAGATTCGGGGGTGATTCAAATTGTGTGGAAAGGGAAATTAAAATGCCGAAAGTTTTTAGAATGAATGATTTTGATTGGGTCGCAGCAAACAATTTAAAAGAAGCAGTTGAATGGTACAACAATTTTACAAGTGATGATGAGGTAGAAGAACGGTTTGTCGAAGAAGTGGAAGATTTAACAAATTTTTACGTTACAGTTGACCGTTATGGAAACGAAGAGTTTGAAGAAGATTACCTTGAAAATGAAGAAGATACTACTATGAGTGTTCCAGCTGACGAATTATTAGAAAAAGAATGGAAAGGCAAACCATATTTATTTTGTTCCACTGAGTATTAATTCAGATTTTGCGAAGCACTGACAAGAAATGAGGTGATCCAATGGGCAGCACACTCCGCAAACTGAAACGGGAGAAGAAACATGCTTCTCCCTTAGATCCAAAACTGATGGAAGCTTGGAATAAAGGTTTTTATGCCGGAAGCAAGCAGCAAATGAAACAAGACACAGAAATCATGATGGAATGGCTTGGGAGGATTGAGGAAATCCCGGGGATCGGTCCGAAAATGGCGTGGAAAATACGTGAGCATTATTTGGAGTTTATGAGGGAAAAGAGGGAACGGGATGAGAGAGATTAAGTTTCGTGGAAAAAGTGTTTATGACGATTCTTGGCTTTACGGAAACTTGGTAATACATGATGATGCAGCTTACATTGTTAATTTCAATGATTACGGAAATGACGATTGGTATGAAATTGATATAGAAACAGTTGGGGAGTACACAGGATTAAAAGACCGTAACGGAACAGAGATTTATGAAGGTGATATTGTTCGCGTATATGGTGGCGAATATTGGTATGGTTGTTGGGAATTAGATATAAGAGGAGAAGTTGTATTTGATGTATTTTCTTTCGGTGTTAAATCAAAAGATAGATTCTATCCGTTTAATTATGCATTCGAACCATACGACCACAAAATTAAGGTTATCGGCAATATTTTTCAGGACGGTGATTTGTTGCGTGATAGTCAGAGTCCAGAAACCAATTGAGTTCATAAACAAATGTAATTGTATTGTAGATTATTCTGATTTAGAAAAAGCAATTCTTTGGTACACAAATAAACCAGTTACAAGATTAAAAACAATTTACCTACATGGGCAGTATCCAGCAGTGAGTATACACAAAGAAAAAATTCACGTCCATAGATTGCTGATGATGTATTGGGAACAAAGGAAGTTAAGGTCAGAAGAATATGTTCATCATAAGGATGAAAACAAACTAAATGCCCTGCGAGAAAATCTTGAAATACGATATGTGTCAGATCATCAAAGTTTACACAATAAAGGTAAAAAACTTACTGAATCTCATAAAAATAAAATTTCTAACGCAAATAGAAAGAGAAAAGGAATGAAATTTAAAAAGCGTAGAAATATTCCTTTGGATGAACTAAGAATACTTCTTGACAAAGGGTGGAGTGTGAACAAAATAGCAAAGCACTTCAATGTAGATTGGTCAACAATCAGAAATAGAATTTACGAAAACCCGGAATTGTTGGAGGTGCAGCATGACTGAAAAAGAACTAATGAACGAAGCTTATGAGTGGCGAAAACATATAAAGAATTTAGTAACTGCAACTGATGATGAGTTATATCATAAACGTTCAAAAGTATTTGATTGGCTTATTGAACAGGTAGAAAAGATTGAACGATATGAGAACGCAATAAAAGAATGCATCGAACGGATGAATGAGGGCGGTCCAGGTACGAGAAGTTTTATTTACGAAAAATTGACCGAAGTGATGGAGAGATCGGAATGAACCTTAGAGAGATTGATCGGCCGTGTTATTAAGTGAAAGGAGTTGATAGCGAATGAAATTATTTTTAGTTAGTGCTGTATGTGATGACGGCGATCATTCGGAACTTGTTGTCGCTGAAAACGACGAAATCGCAAAAGAAAGAGTTTTACAGCGATTAGATGATTACGGAGAATGTGTTTACATTTGTTTAGCGTCAAAAGTGTCTGAAGTAGATGGTTATAAAATCGAGTTGATAAAGGACGAATGAGCTTGGTTTCGTTTCATCATTAATGATTTAAGAAGAAGTGAAAATCCACTATCTTTCAAAAGAGGAACTTGAACGGCTCAGGACTGGATGGAAGTGCGATCTTTCCGATCGACCGAAAAGGATTGGTGTTGTGGATTGGAAGTGGAGAAACGGAAGAAAGAAAGTAGTTGATCGATAAAGAAAAAACGCCGAGATCTCTCCCGGCAAAACTTGTGGGCTTAATAAAAGTATACTACACGGGAGGGATTCCGGTGAATATCAACATAGAAAAAATGACGGCTGAGATTAGCCTTTTAGAAAATGCTGTTTATAGAGTGATAGATGGAAAGCTGGAGAAAGTAGATGTTCCGGGGAATGGATTTGGAAAGCAGATCATCAATTGGCAGAATGGTAAGCCGATTTATTACGAGATTAGTTATACGAAAAAATGACACTAGGAGGGAAAGAGATGAAATATGGGATTTTTTTAGATGGATTGTTACTTGAAAAGTTTGACACTCCTGAAGAAGCGTATGATTCAGCAAAATTTGCCTATGAAAAAACAGGATTATTTCATGAAGTTAGAACAGTTCATCCATTAGCGAAAACAATTAACGATTGATGAACAATATGAGTCAAAAATTTAATAACTGCTACTGGAACAACCAGGGCACTGATCACGCATTAGCGGGATTAGTGTCCTTTTTTGTTTGAAAGGAGATGATGAAATGACTAAAACATCGAAAAAAGACCACCGTATGAAGCCACAGAAGCGCCATTCAGAGCGTTTAACTGAATCCGAGATAAAAGACCTTATGGGAATGAATATGCCCGTATATCGGCGAGGAAAAGGCGGAGCTTTAAGACAACGATAGGGGG